TTTTACTAATGAATAATCAGGAAGGACAAAAGATAGCTCCTTTGGCCTAATACTCTTACTATTAGGCCTAACTTCCTTATTATAATTATGTAAGAGGTAGTTATATGTTCATTGGATATATTTATTTAATCAGTAATATTAAAAACCATAAAATATATATAGGTAGAAAAATAGGTTGCCCCGAAAAAACTAAAGATTATTTAGGTTCAGGGGTTCTTATAAATAAATCTATATCTAAAAATGGAAAATTTTATTTTAAAAAAATTGTTTTAGGAATAATAACTACTGAAACTAAAAAAGAACTTATTCAAAAACTTAATGAAGCTGAAATTTGTTGTATTGAACATTTCCAAAGTAATAATTATATATATGGATATAATTTAACTAAAGGTGGGGATGGATTTTCCGGAGAACATACTTTAGAAACAAAAAAGAAAATGAGTACTTCTAGTTTAAGATTACCTTCTTGGAACAAAGGATTAACTAAGGAGAAAGATAGTAGGTTAATTTGTTCAGAAGAAACAAGAAAAAAAATTAGTAAAATAAAAAAAGAAAAGGGGGATAAACCTACAGAATATTGCAGACAAAGAAGTATAGAAGTTAATAAAAACAAACCTTCCCATATGAAAGGAAAACATCATTCAGAAGAATCTAATAGAAAAAATAGAGAAGCACATTTAGGATCTAATAATGTTTTATATCATATTCCTAGATCTGAAGAAACAAAAAGAAAAGCAGTTGAAACCAGAAGAAAAAATAATTCTTATAAGCACACAGAAGAAACTAAAAAAGCATTAAGTATTAATGGTAAAGATAGAATTTGGATAACAAAAGATGAAAAAGATTTATTAATTAAAAAAGAATTTATAAATTATTATTTATATTATGATTGGGAAATAGGAAGATCAATTTCTCCTATGAAAAATAAAAAGCATTCAATAGAAACTAGAAAAAAACAAAGTGAATCTGCGAAAAATAAACCTAAATCAAAAGAGCATAGGGAACATATTAGGGAATCTTTATTAGGAAAAACTTCTTGGAATAAAAATATTCCTTGTTCTAAAGAAACAATAGAAAAACTTAGAATTAAAGCACATAATAGAATTTGGGTTTTTAAAGAAAATATTAGTACTACTATTGATAAAAATTTATTAGATGATTATTTACAACAGGGTTGGAAACGAGGAAGACTATTTAAAATAAAAAATCCTTCATAGATTATATGAAGGATTCTTATTTTTAAATTAAACTTCTTAATTAAACAGTGTAATTAGGAAGCGAACTGAGTGTTAAAAGTCTTATAAATTTCCCAGTTACAACCATAAAATCTTCAACACTTGCTACGTTAGCATCAGTATAAAACTGAGGATAAGCTAATGAAGCCGTAATCTCAGTTAAGACACCAAATGCAATACCAACATCCAGTCCCTCAAGTGGGTTCTTGTATGTTAAAAGCATTTCATTTGACTGTACTAATGCTGTATCCCCAGATTGCGCGGGACACTGATATACTTCAATACCATCAAGCCAACCTGCTAGATATACACCAGTTTTATTTGCTGACGCATTTCCTTTCCACAAATCATGGAAAGTCATATAAGTCACTGCCTGAGTTCCGGCAACAACTTTATTAACTTCACCACGTTTTATGTCGTCATATATTTTTCCACCAATATCTCTGATAACTGACAAGATTTTTTGTGCGTGTGATTTATAACTAATTTCACCAGCAGCCGCGAAGTCGGTATCAAAAGTATAAGTTGGATTTGACTTAGCAACACTTTTAGCAATACGAAATGCTTTATAGTCTTTCGCTTTCGCGTGTTCATCTCCAACAGCTCCAATTAAAAGAGCTTCTGCATCCCCAAGACCTGTAGTACCTAGTAACAATTCAGTCATTGTAGTGTAGGTATATCCAAGAGGTTGTGGAGTTGCTTGAAAACGTTTCTTTGAAACAGTCAATGATACTTTAGGATAACTAGTGTACATTGTTGATTGTTCAGAATCAAATTCATAATAAACAATTACTGTTTTTCCAGTCAAACTTTCAGTAGTAGTAAGAGTAATAGCACCACTTGAATAAGTTATTGTTCCACCAGTTACAGTATAATTCTGATTAGCAAACGCTGTCCAACCATTAGCTCCGTCATCTTGTGCTACTAGGATACCATCGACAGTAACTAGAGTCTTATAAGGAAGCAAAGGGTACTTATCAAGTGAAATTGATTGTGAAGTACCAGAACCTGCTTGTGACTTATATTCAGCAGTACCAGCAGAAGTATGATACGCTTTTTCATAAATTTTTTCTGCCGCTGTTTGTTGTTTACCTGTAATAGTATTTTCATAAGTCATATCAATGAAGAACAAAGCATCATCAGTAGTTGACAACGGAACTTCAGTGAATATATCTTGTCTATGACTATTGGCGGTACCAATACGAACAATTTTAAGAACATTCTCAGGAGTAGTTGAAAAATTCTGAGAAATAATTGTTTCATTAAGTTGTTTTAAATGCCTTTCCATATTATCAATGGATTTAGCAACTCTACGGGCTTTATCAGCATTTTCTTTATAAATTTTATTTAAGCCAGTTCCTATTTCAGTTTTGGCCCATTTTTCTAAAAGAATCTGACCCTCCATTTTTTGTCTTTTTAGATAACTTTGTGCTTGTTCACGCAAAGCATCTGGTGATTTTCTTCCATGTTTCATATATTTCATTTACCTATATTTTCTAAAATTTTTTTAATCTATTTACCTTATTTTAGCTACAAACTAAACCTTATTTTTCTGTTTAAACAGAATCCTATATTTATTTATTAGTAAAAATAGGATTTTTGATAAAAAAATTTTAAGTACTTTTTAAACAAAAAAATCCCTAGTATTTTATACTAGGGATTAAATTGTTTTTAGGAGATTCTAAAATGTTTATATTATTTATCTTCTACCTTTTAACCAAGCTGGGCCATCATCTTCAAATGATTCACTCATTCGTTTAATTTTGAATCCATCTTTTTTTACTTTCTTTTGATTCTCAAATTTAATTAGTTTTGTCATTGCTTCTTTTAACGTACTAGAAGCCAATAAGTGCTTTTTAATATCACGAGCTACTGGATTACGTTTAGTTTCTCGTATAACAAAAGCTTCTACCAATTTTTTTTCTTGTAATGCTGGTTTAGAAATTTGTTTAGCAACTTTTCTTTTAATAGGCATATCAAAATTTCTTATTACTCTTTCTTCTTGATGATTAAAAGTAAATCTATATGGTTTAAAAGATTCTGATTTTTTATTACTGTCTAAAGATAGTTCTCCGCCAGTTTCCCCTGATTTAGATTCAGCAGAAAGTTCAATGGGTTCTTCTTCAACTTCCTCATCAATAGCATATTCACCACTATTTTCACCCGCACTTGATTCTGCTGATAACTCTATCGGTTCTTCTTCAATTTCTTCTTCAACTTTATCTTCATCTTCTATATCAAAAGGCATTTCATCTTCTTCTTCAACTACTTGACCATCATCAGTAACAACTTGCCCCCCCATATCTTCTTCTTCAGACATTTCAGGTTCTTCTTTATCAACTCCCATAATATCTTCATCTTCTTCAGCAACTATTTCACTATCATCTTTTTTCATTTCTTCTTCATCTTCTTCATCAAAAGAAAATTCATATTCTTCTTCAGAATTTTCATCACCTTCACCACCTTCAAAACCCTCAACTATTTCTTCATCTTCTGGATTCTCTGGTAATTCATTTTCATCTTCTTCAGTTACAATTTTATCTTGGTCTTCTTCTGGAGTAAGCATTTCATTTTCTTCCTTAAATTTATAACCACGTTTAATCAATTCTTTTTCACAAAGAACAATATGTCTTTCCGCTACTTTTAAACTTTCTTTAAATTTTTTAAGTTTTTCTCTAAGATAATTTATATCTTTATCACGTTTAAAAGTATCCTCCATAAGTTGAACAACTTCAGAAAGTTTAGTTACTTCGAGTTTTTTAGCATAGTTATGTTCAAAGATTTTATCCATAGCTTGAATATCTTTTAGCATTTCTTGCTCGTTCAATTTATAGTTTTCTATTTCTTCATTCATCTTTTTAACATTTTCTTTAAGTTCAGAGATATTAACATTTTCATCCAAGCCAACTTTTTCTAGAATAGCTTTTGCTTTTTCATATTTTCCTGTTGTTTCAGTAAGAGCTTTAGATGTTTCTTCAAACTTAGTAATAGTTTCAGCAAGTTTAGTTTCTGCATTAATCTTTTGTTCATCAAGTTTAACTTGCAATTCAGCGATAGTTCCATCAATTTTTACTTTAACATCAGCAAGTTCAACAGGAACATCCGCTTCTTTTAACATTTCAATAGCTTCTCTAATATTACTATTAGTTTTTGCTTTACGAATAGCTTCATTAAGATTATTCCGTAGCATTGATTCTTCAAATTTCATATTCTTTTTAACCTCATTATTTTTCTTTTCTATTATATTATTATCTTCAATCTTTTCTTGTATGGATTGAATATTTTCTTGTTTTTTATTAGTAAGACTAGATTCTTGAGGAATTTCTTTTTCTGCACTTTCTATAGGTTGTTTATTCTGCTCAAGATTTTCAAATGTTGCAAAAACTTGTTGTGATGGATTTTTCACCCAATCCGTACTTTGATATTCATAACTTTCTGGATCAACTACATTATTTTGTTCTTCTAAAAACTCCCCAAAACCAACCGTACTAAATCCTGCTTTTCCTCCGGCTTTTAAATGTTCAAGAATCAAGCTACCATTATCACCTATACAATATAAATCAGCATAAGCGCAATGTTCTCCTAATCTTAATCCATGCCAAACACCTGTAATATCTTTAACTGATTCATTTCCATCATCAGCGTGATCAGCATTACAATCAGAACATTCAAATATACCTTTATTAAGAACATTCTCCCATAATTTTTTTGGATATATCCTACCATTTTGATTTTCAGTAAATCGTGTTATAGGAATATTTTTAATAACACCACGGGATGAATAACTTTTTCCATTTGATTCAAATAATTGTTCTTTTCCTTTTTCAAAAATTTGAATATCATCTATAGTTTCTGGGGTATATAAGCATTCCTCGATAAAAAGTTTTTTACCTTTTTGTTTCGCAGTTTCTTCTAACTGTTTTTTCTTTTTTATATTCATATTTCACCATATTCACCAGCTTTAATCTGATCATAATAGTAGTCAGCTAATTTTTCAGATAAAATAGTTCTATCTTTTTTAATAAATATTTTATTCCATTCAGATGGGTGGGAAGCATTTTCTTTAGCATATTTTTTAGCACCATTATCAACAAAATATAACCATAATTTAGGTGCTAAGCTATGATTATATGAGCCCCCTTTTATTTTTCTTTTAATATTATTTATTATAGACATAAATTGTTGTCTATAGAGTTCCCCGTCATTTTCAAGAAATAATTCTAATTTTCCCATAGCAATGGAATCATCATATTTTTTTTCATAGAAGGACTCCCCCTGAAATTTTTCTTCTACAGGACTAATTCCTTCCCATAATTTTTTAACTTTATGATATTTACCATAAAGTCGTTTTTCATTTCCAAATTCAAATTTATATTGTTTCATTATCCTTTCCTATAAACTTTGTAAAAAATTAATAACTTTTTCAGGAACTTCCCTTGATAACCATTTTGTTCCATATTTATAATCTCCACTTTTAGGAAGTACTTGAATTAAATTATTATAATTATTTGCAGAAACATCAAACCCTTTCGATCTTAATTTTTTTATAATAGTCATTTGCTCCTTTGTACCAGGAATTAAATCATTTAAATGGTATTGATCCCATATTCCCATAAGTTTTAAAAACTTATCTTCATCAATATTAAGAACTAAATCCCCCTTTTTATATAAATCCATTAAATAATCATTAATTTGACCCGCTGATTGCATTCGTCTACCACGACCAACAGTTCCAGAAATAGATACTACATCTCTATCTTGTACTGGTTGTAAAGTTTCCCAGTCAATAGCATCTTGTTTTTTTTTCACATTAATTTCTAAATCAATATTAGCCCCTTTTATTTTACCTAAATGAAGCTTTTTATTAAAATCTTCCAATAAAGAAATATATCTTTTCATTTAATCACCTTAAATTCTGTAATATCTTAATTAAAGACTGTAAATTTCTAGGTTTCTTATCATTAATTACCTGCATAATTTTATATTTTAATTCTTTTTTATCTAAAGCTTCTTTTGCTAAATCTTCTAATTCAGGAACATTTAAAAAATTAAACATTACAGAATTCCAAAAAATTTCAATCCATTTTTCCATATTCAAAACATCAGATTTTTCCATATCTGAAAGAAATTGATAGGGTTTAATTGGATTTTTTCCAACTAATTTAGAAGCAATTGAATATAATTCATAAGCTTTCCTATAAGTATTTGGATAAAATTTTAAAATTTTTAATATTTCATCAATAGCTATATTTGCCTGAATATCACTTGCTCTATCTTCTTTTAAAATTTTTTTATATCTATTCATAATCTATTCATATTATTATCCATTATCTTGTAATCTAGAAATAGAAATTCCCTTAGTTTTTAAATAATGTAATAATCCATTCATATCCTTTTTATGTTTCATAAAACCATCTTCAAATATTTGATCATCATATTCAAAAATTGTATTACCATTTCTATCTTCTATATGTGCTCTAAATTCTCCACGCTCATCTATATCAATTATATTATATGCAATTGAATATGTTTTTTCGACATATTTACTTTTATATCTCATAAAAATATCCTCTTATTTTATATATCGTCCAAAAAACTTATCAACAAAGCGCATAAACTGACCTTGAATACCCGATGTGTATTTTGTTTCAGTCATAAGATCAAGAATTCGTAGACAATCCTCAACTGCTGCTGATGCACGTTGACTATTTGGAAGTTTTGTTTTTGCATATTTAAATAATGCTAATTTAGAACGATCATACATTCCAGATAGGGAACCTTTATCTTCTTCGGGCCCCGTTTCTACATCAGAATCAAATCCTTGTCCCCAAAGTTCTTTTAATTCATATTTTGAATTATATTTTTTCATTTGTACTTTTACCTCAAATAATTATTTAATTTTTTTCTTTATAATATTTTGAAAATTTAACAGAATCTAAAAATATTTTTATCTTTTGATTATCTTTAAATTGTGGTAAAATATCTAAATATATTTCAGCATCAAATTCTTTTCCATTTACTTTTATTTTTCCATTCAAATCTCTTAATTCCTGAATCATTCCAGATTTATCTGTTTCTGGTGAATTCCAGCCACTTTTTGATTGAATATAAAAAGATTTTGAATCTTTATTATACCATAAAATAGCTATAACATCTGCTTCAATAAATTTACTTTTATAAATTTTCATATATAATTACTTTTTTAAATTTTTATTTCGTCTACAACATTATCTTCTATATTTTCATCTTTTAAAAGTTCATCTCCGATATTAGTGCAAGCATCCCCCAACAATCTAAAGAACTTCCTAACTTCTTTCTCATTATCTAAATGAAACAAATTAACAAGTAATTTAATCATTTTTCTTCGTTGCAACTTATTTTTAAAATCTTCAGTTTTAAGAATTTGAATAAGTTCTGCTACTTCAGGATTTTCTATTTGCTCTTTATATGAATATTTTGATTTATATTCTCTCATTTTTCTTTATCCCTTTTTACCTGCTGTTTCATTCTAGCAACTTCTAATTCTTTTTTCTTTATTTTTAATTGATTTTGTGCTAATTTCAACCCATCGATAAGTTTTCCTAAAATTTCATTATTTGGACTATCTTTTTCTTTTTCTCTTCCTATTTTATATTGAATTTGCTGTATTCTATTATTAGTATCATCGATAGAACCTTGAATACGTTTAATAGGATCTTCTTTAGGCTTTTCTATCTCAATATATCTATTCACTAAAATTTATCCCCTATTAATTTTAGATAATCATCAGTTAATTTTTCTCTATTTTCTTGTAATGCTCTTTTAAATGATATAAAATATTTTTTTAAATAATCTATAATTTTTTCTGGTGTTCCAGTTACTGACCTAAAAGGAACTTTTATTGAACTATAAGCTCTAAAGGAATCTTCTGGTTTAATAAGAAATTTTCCCCCCTGACTTAATCGTAATGACATTGGTTCTATTATTTCACCATTTTTTGTAATTCCTTGACGGGATTTCCCCCCAATTTGAATTGTAGTATATGCTACATCATTTTCTCTATATCCATGTAAATAATCTGATTTGTCTTTTCCTAATGTAAATATTAACCAAATACTAGAATAAATATTTGTATCCCATTTTGCTTGTATAAAAGATTTTGGAAATATCTTTTGAATCTCAGTTTCTAACGCTTTACAAAATTCTGTAGCATTAGTATTAATATCTTCTTTTAAAATACTTTTATATCTTTTCATTATAATTCTTATTTAGTTATTGTAAAAAGATTTTTTGTTTCATTATAAGAAGGTGTAAATCCATAGTGTCCTAGTACTTCTTGCACTGTCTCGAACGCTTTCTGTGATGGTTTTACTATAGTTTCACCTGAATATATTGCATCTTCTATAAAAGGATCGTCTTTAACAGAATATTTAAAAGCAAAAACATATTTAGGAATATTTTTATCATCGGTGGAATCTTTTTCAGGCACAACAAATAAAACAGAATTTTTAAATGCTTTATTAAAATCATTTATAATCTGTGATAATAAGTCTGAGGATTCTGGGGTTGCTTCTACAAATTTTGATTTATATAACATTTTATTTCTCTTTATTTAATATAGGTTTCTAATTTTTTTAGGCAATCTTCGGGAGTTTTTCCATGAACAATGTCTTCAGATTTATTAGAAGAGATAACTACTAAATATCCTACATAGGGATATTTTTTAGGATCATTTTGTGGATCATCATAATCTAAATCAGAATCATCATTATTATCCTTTCCACGTTTATAGAGTTCTATTTTATATTTAGAACCAAAAGCCATTTCTACAAATTTTGATTTATATTGTTTCATTATTTTAACTCATATCAACGTTAATTTCATCTGGAATATCTTTTATATATCTAGATAATTTATTAATATAATTTTTTATATTTTTTTTATCATTTTCAAATATTTTTTTATCAAAATGTATTGCAGTGTCAATAGAAGCCATGTTTTCTAACCCAATTATAATTTGACTTGCTGAATTATACATTGCTTCTATTGCATTTTCAACTTTACCTGTATCAGTATCAATACTGGAAGGATGCTTCAAATCTACTCCCTTATAAATATAATTATTTTTAACTACTTCAACAAATTTTGATTTATATATCATATAGGATACCTGTTATTATTTATTAGTATATTATTTACTAATATATTATTTTCTTACCCCGTCCAGGGACTTCTTAATCGCCTGTCTCATTTGGGGAATATAAAAATCTATGTTATTAATTAATCCTTGTAAATGTTTACAAATTAAACCATCCCCATAATTATGTTTTACCCCCCAAAATTTATCTGGAATATGTGTTGGAAAAATACTAGCTGAAAATTTACTTAAATGATAATTAAATCCTTGAAATTGAAAACTCACACAATCACAAAAAACTTTAATATCCGCAACACGTAAAACATCTTCAATATCTTTATCCGTAATCATAGAATAATCTCGTTGAGTTGTTCCTGGTGTGGTTTTAAGTAATTTAAAAAAATTCAAAATTCTAATTTTTATTTCATATAAATTAGTTGTGTCTTTAACAATACTATATCCTGTTTCAGGTATTGTTCGAGTATATTTATGATTAGAATCATCATAAGGAGTTTTACGTGTAACAAAATTAAATTGAACCCAGTCACTTTTTCTATTAACTTTCATCCCAACTAATTTAGCAGTTTTTGATTCACTGCCTAATTTTTTAGTTCTAATTTTTCTAAATTGAGTTGTTAAAGTTGAATTACCTGCCCCTTTCATTAAATCAGAAAATCTTAAATTTTCTTCTAATTTAATAGAGACCCAATATTTTATTTCTTTATATCTTTTCATTATTTAATTTTGATCCATTTATCTAATAAATCATATTCTTTTAATATTTTAATTAGTTTATTTTCATCATATTGTTTCTCTTCTTTAACAACTCTAAGTCTTTCTTTATATTTTATTTTATTAAGATATAACATAATAGCAATTAAATATTCTAAAGAAAATATTTTAAATTTTTCTATTCCAATATTAATATTATTGGCATTATTAAACGCTTCTTTTGTTATCTTATCCCCTGGTACTAAAAATTGTATAGGGTTGTTGTCAATTAAAATATATTCTCCTTTTTCCTTTGCTTTATAATTTTTTTTTAAATATTGATATATATTAGATAAATCTAATATTAAACCCTTTGATTCTAGGTGAATAAATATATCAATATCTTCAGTAATGTAGGATGGGGTTGTATAGTAAAGTAAAGCTGTTGCCCCACCTATTACATAATCTTTTATTAAATTTTCTTTTTTTAACTTATCTAATATTTTTATAACTTTATTCATCTGAAAAGATTCAGAAAAAGTATATTTTATTTTTCCAAAAAACAAAGCTTTTTTTTGAAGTCTAATAAGTACTTGTAATTTATTTTCAAAAGATTCTTTTAATATATCTTTTAAATAAATATCTTTACTTTTTTCTATTTCTTTATATCTTTTCATTACTTATTCATTGAGTCCCAAAAGTCTTCTAATCTTATTTTATTTTTAGTTCCTGTTTTTTTATTTATAGAATTCATCCATTTTTGTATATCAGATAATTCTTTACTTGATATCTCTGCACCCTTCTTTTGAAATTTATATGAAAGTATCTTTCCCGTTTTAATTAAAATTCTAACATCAAATTTATCTTTTTTAATTGCATGAAAATATGGTTCTTCATGATCTGTATAAATTTGAAGAATAAGCCCATCCACTTCTCCTACCTGGGCCATTTCAATTAATTTTGTCAATTCAACATACTTTTTCATAATATTTCCCTTATTTAACCTATATATTTATAATGTATAAAATTATTATATATTTGTCAACAAAATCTTTAGAATATAAATAAAAATTAATCACTTTATTTTGCTTCTGGTTCAGGAACCGGCTTATATAGCTCTATAGTAAATTCCTTGATTATTTGTTTATCTTTATTAAACCATCTAAGAACATATACATTTTTATAAGATTCGTGTGGACTAAAAAGAATTCTTCCATTTACCTCAGCATCTTCTATTTCTCGTAGTTGCTGGTATGCTTTTGAAAAATAAAAAAATTCTTTAACAGGCGTAGTATCAATTAATTGATTTCTATAATAAGATTCAACATCTCCCTCTTTATACCAATTATCTTTTACTTGAACTATGTTACAAGAACAAATAAAAATCAAAGAAATAAGAAAAAAATATAATTTTTTCATTTTTTTACTCCATAAATTTATTTTGTTAATTCTTCTATTTGTAATTTTCCTTCTTTAGCTTGAGAATGATACTTAGATTCAATGGTATTTAATCTATCAACTAAAAAACCTGTTTTATATTGATTTATTTTAATAAAATCTAAACAATCTATAATTGTTTTTTCTTTATTTTTTCTATAATCCTTTTCCCATATAACTAATACTTCATATCCTATATTTCTTAAAAAATCTAATCTTTTTTTATCTTTTTTCCAAATATCTAATGCCTGAATAGAAATATTGAACCCTTTTAAAGGAAAATCATTTTCATTAAATTTTATTGGATTGGCGTGCCATAAATCACCATAGAATTCAATAATAACTTTTATATTTTCAATACAAAAATCACAAGAATAAAAATTTATATCTGTATAATAAATATAAAATTCATTGTTTAAAGAATAGTATTTTGTATATTTTTTTAAAGAAGAAGAAAGTTTATAATATAAAGAATTAAATAATTCTTGAGAAATCAAGGATACACTAGTTCCTACTTTATCTCTAACTTCTGGAATCATAAGATTACAGGGGAAACCAAATCTATCTAAACAGGTTTGCTTATATTGTTCTCTATTATTGTAATTCTCATCTCCATATTTCTCTAATTTAGTTTGTCTTCCTTTTATTACACTTCTTTCCCAAGTATTATTTTTTTTAGTAGTTCTTTTAAATTGTTCCCTATTTGAATAATTTCTATCTCCATAAATTTCTTCATTTCTATTCCGCATTCTTTCAAAATTATTTTTATTACAACATTTTAAACAACAATACGTATCATATCCTTTATTAAAAGATCTATATTTAGTATTTTTACTACATTCTAAACAAAAACCCTCATTTTCTTTTTTTATATATCTATCATAATACTTTTTAGTATTATTTTTAAAATTCCAACTATGCTTATAATATAAATGCTGCCCTAATTTATCTGAAGACATCTCCAAATTACAAAATAAACAATGTATTTTTGTAATCTTATTTTTTTTCATTATTTATTCTATCTTCCATTATTTTTAGATTATCATAATAAGATATAGGAAATGATTCTGAAAGATGATCAAATACTATACGTTTTTCCATTATCTCAGTAATTCTTTTTACAACAGGATTGGTATTATCTTTATCCACGTGTTCAGATTCTATTTTCATCCCTTTTTTTATTTCTTCAGAATCAAATTTACTAGCATCAGCTTTTTTCTTATTAAAATTTCCTCCAGAAACAAAACAACTAACTATAGCATAAATATATGTTTCAATAACATCTGCATCTAATCCTAAAGATTCTGCAAATTTATGAACACCCGAGTGGTCTTGTGGATAGGGGTTTTCTTTAAACCAAGCAAATATTTTATCAACTAATTCAACATTGTCTAATTTAATAGTTTCTTCTTCAACAAATTTTGTTTTATATGTTTTCATTTTTATTACCTTTTTCTATATATAATTTTAATTTATAAATTGTAATAAGGTTACATTACTTTTAGTATAAACTAATATATCATTATTCTTTCTTTCCCATTTTTTAAAAGTATCCCTATTTATAGATATAGATATGGTTGAATCATTTACTAAAATATAGTTTTTTTCATAAAAAATATCACTATTTTTATAACAATTAGCACATATCCCAATTGTATTATTATTTCCTTCAAAAGAATTACCTTCTTTTGTATTAAATAAATATAATTTTAATCCTTCATCATCTTCCATTGTAATTAATTCAGTAATTAAGGATTTCCAATTATTATTATCTTCTTTTATTATTTGATTGTATTTTTTCATAAATCATTTACCTCGTTTAATCTCCTTTTTTATAAAATCAATAATTTTACTATAAAGTTTATATGCATCTAAATAATTTATTTTCATACCTTCAGCAGATACAGTATCACCTGAAATATTTATAGACGCTTCTTTTGTTAATGGATATTCTTCTAACTCCAAAATTATTGATTTTGGTACAATTCTTTCTGACATTTTTTTATAACGAATCATTCTACCGCTCTATATATGTTTGTTTTGAATCCCTTGGAACATAAAATTCCTTTGTTAAATGATATAGCTTATCTTTATAAATATCTTTAATAGTAGTTATATCACAATGTACTTTTTTATGTTCTGAAAAAGTTTTTAATAATAATGTAGTTTCTTTAAAAAGAAAAATTCCAACATAACCTTTATTAAAAGGAAAAAAAGAAGAATAAAAAGAAGGTATAAAAAGATTTTCTTCTATAACAGAATTAAAATACACTTTAGTTAATTCTATATCCTCTAAACAAGAATTATCACACTGACAATTTGTAAAGTCAATTAAATAATGTTGATAGATATTATCTTTCATCACAAAGTATTCTTGTATTCTTAATTTCTTTTAATAAACTTTTTATAAATATCGAAAACCATTCGGATCTAAATTTTTTGACTTCCTTTCTAAACCGACCATCGGGATACAAAATAAAAAGTGCTTTCCTAATGCAAATTCCAACCACCTCACCAGCTTTCTCTGGGTTGTCCTCCAAGAAATCAAATAATAAGAATAGTACATTCTCCAGATACGATAATTTTTTCTGCATGATCCACCCATTTAAAATTCCTCAATTCAGTAATCTAATATATTTTTTATTAACTGATTCAAAAACTTGTTTATTAATTAATCTATTTCCAATAAGGTCATTTTTAACTATAATTGCCCTATCACCAATATATCCATTAAAATTTTCTATTTGTGTAGGCGGGGTTGTTTTCATATCTTTAAATACAAATTGTTTTCCATCAAAAGATGTAAATTGAATAGACTGAGTTTTTGATGCTTTAAGTCTTAAACGAGGTAGGTATACTCCTGGAAAACGACTATCATATGAAAGAATATAAATAGGATAAGGGACACTTAAAATACGCTGAATCCATACACACTTAATTTTAGTTAAGTGCATATCTTTTTTTAAAATTTCTCCTGTAGTTTTATTATCTAAAAGAGAAGACAATATTGGTTTAATGTCCATATCCTGTATATTTTTAGGAAATTATATTATTTATTAGTAAGAAACTTTTCTAGGATAGGATGTATAGAATCAAATACAGCTTTTGACAAAATTAAAGAGGAATCTTCAGAATAAAGAATATATGAATTATCTAATTTATTTAAAATAAAATCATTTAAAGAATTTATTTCATAAAAAGAATCTAAACTTACAATATAACAACTATTTTTTCCAAGGCAGAGGTCTATCTGATTCCCCTCGGTTTGAATTTGATAAACCTCCTCCTCTTCTAATTTGTCTATTATTACCCCAGGCAGAATCTCCATTAATATTTCGTTGATAAGATTCTCCTGCATATGTTTTTACCTGTGAATATTTAAATATTTTTTCTTTTATCTTTTCTATTTTTGTTTTTTCTTGAGTTTTAATTTCATTTAAAGATAGAAGTTCTTCAAAAGTAGCTTCTTTTTCTTCTTTCTCCTTATAAATTTCCCAAGAATGATTATCTATATCTATAAGAAGAACTTCAAATTTATCAAGTTGATTTTTAAATTCAACAAAATCTTGAATTAAAAAATTATGTATATATTCAAGAAATTTATAATAAGAAAGATACTGTAAGTCTTCGTTATCTGAGGAAGAATAACATATAGAATCGTGTAATGTTTGTTTACAAAGAACCCAATTCATACTTATACGTCTATTTCAACATTATCAATATCTACTTTTTTCATAATACCTTCTACTATATTTTTTTTCAATAGTTTTTTTACTGAAGTTATATCCCCGTTTATATAACAAGTTATTTCTTCTTTTAAACTTTGTTGTGGAATAACTTCAATAAGTAATTTAGTTTTTATTTCTAAATTAGTATTTTCAAGTTTAATAATTAACTTTGCAATATAAGGAATCAATATTTCAAAGGTATCTTCTTCAGCGTCATATAAATTTAAAACAGAAGAAAGTAATAAAGCTTTAAAAACATCTTTAATTAATTTAGAATCTTTAGCGCACAAAGCACTTATAGTTTCAAGAATATTATTTTCTTCAAAACTTAATTTCATTTAAAACTCCTTAAATATTTAATTTAATCACCTCTAAATATTATTTGTTATAGTATAAAGTGCATCACTATTATTTGTATTACATGTAATCCAATAAGTATTCCAATATGGATATGAAGGATTATAAGGATAAACTGTTACTGGTTGCTTCTCATATAAATCTTTCAGTTTATAATATAATTCTTTTGCTTCATCAGAATTTAAATTTATTTCTTTTCCTTTTTCCATTTTAATTTTAATATTTACTTTAATATCCATTTTTATACTCCTTAACTAAAAAGTTTTTGTAATGTTTTAAAAACACCTTCATTCAATTTTTTAAGACGTTTATTTGGATCATTAGCAATTTCATCTAGCTCTTCTTTTGAAACTTTTTTTCCATCTACTTCATATAATTGTTCTTTATTTTCCATATGCAAAACTCCTTTAATTTATTTATTAGTATTTTCAGATTCTTCTTCAAAGTTATCATCTAATTCTAAATCAAAATCTTCATCTATTTCCCATTCCTCTAATCCATCAATAAGTTTTTCATCTTTTTCAACATCTTCTACAAATTTTCTAGTTTGATTTTTAGATTCGCTATCATAAGTAAAAACATATTTTTTAACTTTAACTTCTTCTTTTAATTGTTTTTTTCCTTCTGAATTACAAGCAATCCTTTTATCAATCTCTTGTAATAATTCAACAGGAAAAGAGTCATTCTTTATTTTAGAAGAGTAATAATGCTTATTTAACAAAGCACCTTCACGAAGTAGTTTCTGTTTATTAATATATACAAAATTATCTATAAAATCAAATAATTTTTCTTTTCCTCCGACTTTTTCTCTAAGTGCAACTTCCCATAATAATTGTTTCTTAGTTTTTTCAACTTCCTCTTCTGGAACTTCTTCTGATGATTGATCTTGAAAATTATCATTATTAAAATTATTTTGATTTGACATAGAAGTATTTTTTTGTTTTTCTACATCATTAAGCCATTTTACTATAATTTTATCATCATAAGGAAGAAATTTACTATAAATAGATTTAACAACTTCTATAGGAATAGCAGTAACATCACCACCAGTTAATTTATCAGCTAATGATTGCATAATTTGATTAGATAAATCAAGTAAATCCTTTTGATTATTAATCATATCATTATTCGTCATAGATTCAGGATATGGCATACTTAAAATAAAATCCATATCCTCAAGTGAAAATTTATTAGAATAAATCATATGAATTTTAACTAATTCAGAAATTTGTTGTAATAAAGATTGTTGAATTCTATATACTAATCTTGCAAATGGTTTCCATCTTTCAATTAAACTTATTCCAGAATCCCCAAATCCAGCTTCCTTTGGGTCAAGTAAACTTCTAGGTAATTGTGTTGCTATAATAAGTTCATCTCGTAATAAATCAATATCATCTATTTTACCTAAATCAATATTGGATATTTTTTGTTCATAATCAAATAAATCTGCAATAGTCACAACAGTTGTTCCAATACCAACTTCTTCTTTATTAACTGCGTTTATTCCACTGTTTTGCCACGAAGAAATAAATTCCTGTGCTCTATTTAATTTTTCAGTTGGAGCCATAGTCCCAGGAAAATGAAGTTTATAAACATCAATAGGTAATCTGGCCCCTCTAGCAGCAATTTGTAGTGTCATCGCTGAATCAAATTGTCTATATGGGGCTACAGCGTGAATATAAACAGGAACACCAAAAGGTTTAAAGGGGGACTTAGTTGTGAAATTTCTAAAATGTAAAAATCTCCAAGGGGGTATGGCATAATCACCTATAATATATCCAAAAAGGTATTCCTTAAAATAAGAAGATATATTATCATTATTTTCAATCATTTGTGTTAATTGATCTATTCTATCAATCTTACTTTTATATGCAGTAAAGAATTTATCATTATTTGCAATTAGTTGTTTAACTCTATACGATGAAAATTCCAATCTATCTTTAAAATCATAAATATTTATTGGAAGAATTGCATCAACACCTTTTTCATCAAAAGATAGTATCCACCCAGCATTTCCATACTGAACAACATCAACAGCAGTAGCTCGTAAATGTGAATAAATGTTTATTTTATCAAAAAAATCTTGAATGAATTTTTTAACTTCTGGTTTTGCTTCTATGCTTATAGGTTGTTCATGTGAATCTGCTTGTATAACCTCATCCGCAATAAGTTCAATGGCACGAGAAATTAAAGCGGAGTTGAAGTAGAGCATGTCCATGTCAAACCATAGATCATACCTATTTTTCCAACTTAAAGCATCATCGTGTGAACTATGAAGCCACCTATCATAATATTTTTCTACTTCTGGTGGAAAAATTTCTCTAATTCTTGATTTTCTTCCAGTATTTAAATCTATTGAATCCCGTGTAGGAAATAATTTATCAGAAATACCTTTAGCATTTTTAACCATACCCAAATTAAAATATCTTAAAAATCTTCGTATTACTGAATCATTTCTTATTTCATTATTTTCATTATTTGGCATAAATTTTCCTTAAAGTAATATATTTAATTATTAGTATTCATACATTTACAAAAAATCAGTTATTCTATGATTTGAACTAATGGGCATTGCCGATTTAGCTAACGTTAATAATTGCCAAGGTTGCCCAGTATTAGAACTTACTAATTCATCAGCAATTATTAACCATTTTCCACAATATTGAGCAGCTATTCTTTTTTGTTGCATAACAGAATCAACAGATACATTTATACATTTTCCTGTATAAACTTTTGGGTTAAACTGACTTATTATTTGCATTCTGTAAGATATTGCGGATGTCCTATATAATGAAGCTATCTTTCCTTTTGTTACATATTGATCTGCTGTAGTTTCTTCTATTCCAAAATTATGAACATTAGTTACAGAAGATACATTTGATCTTCTTATTAATATTTTTTCATTATTAGTTTTTTTTACAAAAAAGTTTGCTAAGGTTGGTTCTTGAGAAACATAATTACCTTGATTATCTATAACATATACTTTATTTTTATAATTATCATAATTAACTGGTAACCCTCCCTGTAAGAAAGTATATCCTTTTACATAACGCACTTCTGTAGACATTGTTAAATTTAAATTAAATTCATAATCAAATACAGAGTCTTGTCTAATTAGTTCATCAAGGTTCATAAAATAGAATTCACCCTGATCATTTATAAACGTATAAAATGGTGACTTATTATTTGAAGATCCACAGGCAATACGAGCTAATCTTTTTAAATAACTAGAACTTTTTTCATTCATTTGAGGGACATCTGGAGTTCCCATTGTAGTAGTAATATGTTGTTTAGCTATAGGAATTCCAAAAACATTAGTTGCTATACTTTGTGCAATAGCAGAAATAGTTTGTCCTCTCCACGCCTTTGAAACAGGTAAATCTTTTAAATATTCCGCTGATATAAGTATTAACTTATTAATACCAGAAATATGTTTTCCTGGCCGAGCATCTAACATTTGATTTTCTGACCAAGTGTATTTATGATCAAAAAATCCATAGTCCCTCTTTCCGAACTTAATTCTAAAAATTAATCCTTCAATAAATAGTAATTCATCTAGTATCATACCAACAGGATCATTTAAATTTAAAACTGAATAAGCAAAAAAAGAATTTATATCACTTTCCCATTTAATCTGAGGAAAATTTAAAATAGTTAAACCAGAAAAATCTGCAAGATTAGGAGTTAATTCTAATATTAATTCAAATGGGTATACTAAAGGTGATGTAGATTGAGATTCTTGTCCTGTTGCCATATATTTATATTCTAATTGCCATATATTTATATTCTAATATTTTCACATATATAATTTAATCTTTCAATTTTACCTTTTTTTGATATTGAATCTGTAGGTATATTTAAAGATTTTAATCTATTCCAGACTACAGTATAATTTATATTTAAATTTTTAGCTATTTGTTTAACAGAAATTAATTTAAAATATTGAAAATATAAAGAATTTAAATCTATTTTTATTTTATTATGTGGTTCCCTTCCTTTAATTTTTTTTCTTCTTTTTTCTATAATTTCTTTAGCTCTTTCTTCCCCAAATAAATCAACAAAAGTTTTATTTTTTCTAGCTAAAGATTTCTCTTCAATTAATCTTGCTGCTTTTATAGGCCCATACATTTCAATATAATTAGAATTTTTAAAAGGATTACCTTTTACTCTTTTTTTAGGAATAGTTCTACTTTTTTCTCCTATAATTTTTAATGTTTCTGGGGTATGCTTTTTTCTATAAAAACCGTTTTTTTCACCTACCTGAAGTCCTTTATGTACTAAACTATTTTTTTCATTTTGTTCCTTAGTTCTTTTCAAACCAGATAGCTTTACTGAAAGATCTTCTCCAAATTCTTTAGGCATTTTTCTACCAGTTCCATAATTATCTAATTTCCTTCTATTTTCAACCATTCTTTTTATTATATCTTCATAATTAGATAATTCTGTTATCCTAGTAGTGGGACCAGAAGTCATATTATACCCATATATATAATTATTACTTTTAAAAAATTCAATACACAATTCTTCTGCCAAATTTAATTCTTCTAAAGAGGAACAATACCCTAAAATTTCCCATTTAAAATTTTTTTCACCATATTTCCGAATTGCTTTATAAAAATTTTTTTTATTTTTATCTTTATTTTTTAAAGCACACTTAAAATGATTTTTTATATAGTATACTGGATTTTTACTTGCTGTTTGACCAATATAGCATTTATTATTTTCAATATTAGTTACTTTATAAATACAACCATAATACATTTAATAATCTTCCCCCCGTAATATAATTTCATTAATTACTTTTCCTTTACACACAATTAAAAGTGTTTGTTCTGATTCTGCAACAGATTTCATTTTAAATAAACTTAATTCATCTGTTCCTATTACACTACCATTAATATATAAATTACCAGAAGGAATTTTAACTTTTGATGAACAATGAAGATGCCCCATTAAAATATCAGAAAAATCATCTTTTCCTAAATCTGTTGATGTTAAATATCCATACATCTTACCTCCAGACATAGATAAACCATAATAAGGAATACCTGCAAAAGAATTACTTCCTTGAGATAACATATGACCGTGTGTAATAAAAAATCTTCTTTTAGCGACTTCAATAACTTTAAATAAAGAATTATGCACATTTATTTTAATTTTTTTTATTTTAGAATCTTTTTGAATTAAATCAAATACTAATTGGAGTTGTTTAGATAATATATATTCATAATTTAAAATACCAGCTAATTTTAATTGTGGCTTACCTTGAGGAATTCTAGAATGATTTCCTACAACAAATTCACATATAATTTCTGAAAAATAACTTTGTATCTCTAATAATTTTGTAATAAAATAATCTTGAAAATAAAATAAAGCAGAAACTTCATCCATTTCATTAGTTCTAATTAAATCTTCGTGATGAATACCAGAAAAAATATCACCCAAAACAGCAATTGTAACTTTTTTAATATCATTTTTTTTACAATAAAAAACTAAATAATAAAAAATTCTATCTAATCTTTTTTTCATTATTTCAGAATTATATTCATTTACACCATTAATATGATCTAAAACAATAACAGATGGAAAATGTATATCTGATATCATAAGAATAGCTTCTTTATTAGAATCATTTTTTATAGGAATAATTTTTAATTCTTTAGGAATTTTAATATTTATTATACTTTCTTTATATAATTCTAATATCTTTTCATCACTAATAGTTTGATGTAATAATTTATCTTTATCCCTTCGTAATTCACTATTTTCTCTTCTTAATTCAGCATTTATTTTTTCATTTTTAAATTTATCCATATTTTCACTAAAATTTTCACCAAATACTTCTTTTTCCAGTTCTTTAAAAGTATTAAAAAATTTAACATATTCCCCACCATATTTAGAATTAGTCCTATACCAATTTCTTGACATAGTTCCTTTTCTACTAGCACTTGTTGTTTTATATAAATCAAGTAACGATTTAAACTCAGTAATAATATCCTGTTTAGTTGCTTTTTTAATTATATTTTTTTTATTTTTATTAGACATTTAGAAACTCCTTTTTATTTTAATACTAATAATTGAAAATAAATTTAATATTTCTTATTAGTAAACCACTCTATGCCACAAAGATTAAGATTAAAAAAAGGTGATATATCCATAATGGAAATATTAGCCTTATCCTTAGCAGAATATAAATCTAAAAACATTGATGATAAATTATGGAGATATAAATTAGACATAATTTCCGCCAAAATTATAATTAGAAAAAATTTAAAATATAATCCTTCTACAAAACAATGGGAACAAGTCGGTCGTGAAGCAAAAATTCAATTTCTTATTAAATCTGAACCAGAATCCTATAAAGATAAAAGTAATATAAAAATTCATACTTATCCAGTCACCTTCCTATTTAAAGATTTTGAAAAAGGAATGAATTCTGCGTTTAGAAGTCGTGTAGGAAGTCTGAAAAAACCAATTTTTCCTAAACCAAAAAAACATTTCATAAAAGGCGCTAAAGATAAAAAACAAGAAGAACTATATAGAAAAGAAAATGAAAAACTATCACAAAAAAACAAAGAAATAGCTAAAAAAAATATATTAAATGGAGTACAACTACAATTCTTTTATGATTCAATGTTTGTTTGGAATTCCTATGGTTTATTGTATGGCCCTAACTATGCCAAGCTTCCTCCTAAAATAACAAATCCAGAATTAATTCCTTTCTTTTCAAAACATGAACTTTTTATTGTACTTAAAATTCTAGAACCTATGTTTAAAAAATTAAAAGGTTTACAATTAAACAAACCTATTAAAAATATAGAAAAACCATCAAAAGATGAAAAAAGTTCTACATCTACAGAATCAGAAAAAATAACTACAGTGCCCAAATCTTCAGATGACTTTGGAATGGGGTAATATAATAGAGCCTATACTACTATAGGCTTTTTAACAGAAATTTCATTATGAATTATATCCTTGGATAATTTCTGTTTTTCTTTCTTTTGAATTTCAGCTTTTTTCTTTGCCCATTCCCTAAAACCTTCAAAAACAACTTTAGGCAAATCTTTTAATTTTTCTTCATTCATTTCTTTTGAATCTTTACCAACATCTTTCCAATTCAATTTATTTCTTCTACAGTATTCCCTCCTTTTCTTTCTAGGATAAATAGTAGAAGCAATATTTAATTTTTCTTCATAAGATAATTCTACTTTTTTTCCTTCTTCATTAGCTTTTACAACATCCATTTAAAATCTCCTTTACTAAATAGTTTTAAAACTCCATCTAAAATCACCTGACATTGGGCATCTATCGGATGATAATGAATCCTTTTCTATAATACATACATAAGTTGTTCCTGATAATAAATTACCTGTAGGATTAATAGTTACAGTATCCTCATCTGAATTCCAAGAAAAAGTAATTGGTGTGCTGGGAACTAATCTTATATTTTCTTCTACACTTGATTTATACATTGTAAAATTAAACATTGCAGATAAAGAACCACTGACAGGAAAATTAATAGCACTTTGTAAAGGATAAGTTGAGGTAACAATAGGAATACCTAGGGTACTTGTATACTTATCAACGTGGGTTTGAATATTGTCTTCTAGACTTCCCCTAAAAAAAGTTAATTGATATACTTTTCTAACAATATATTTATCCCACAAGGAACCAATTAATTTTGGTGAAGTCATTATCAATGGAATTTTTCTTCCATTATGATCAAACAAAATATCTACTATAATATCATTTTGATCAAAATCTCTAGACGAATCAACAGTATCCCCAGTAAAAGGTACGTACATTTTTATAGGCATTAATTCTGTAAGAGAAATTGCACCAACCGATTCTTGTCCAGATGAACTATCCATTGTTTGAAATAATTCGACTTCGTTAAATGGGTACATTATATGAACGTTACTTACTAAGGAACTTGAATATGAATTTGTTTTATCCCCTATTAAATCCCCCTGTCCATCACTATTTACATCATCAGAAGTTTGTGTTATTCTAATAACATTGGTCTTAGTTCCAATAAGATCAAATTTAACATCACCTACTTTTCTAAGTACAGGAGCTAATGCTGATCCTATTTGATCGTACGCAGATGGTTTAAATCCCATTATCCCTCTGTTGTAAAAAAGAATCCATAATCTTCTCCAAACGGAATACCATAACTACTCTGTGCAGTAGTATAAACAGCCCCAGAATATATAGTACCTGAAGTTAAATTTTCTGATGGTTGTATAATAACACTAGTTCCTGATGAATTCCAAACATAATCCATTGATATAAAAGGATCAAAATAAATAGCCCCTTCTGTAGAGGACTCATTCATTGCTTGATTAAAATTAATTAAAATTTGTGAATCTACCAATACCCCAACAGAAGCGTGAGCTGGTGTGGTTGAAGAAACTATTGGAGTTTCAGGCATTAATGTGTAAGTTTCTTGCTTACTATCCCTATAGTCTTTTCCTGAATAAGAGTTAAGATAGAGATCAATATTATCAACAGGTGCAATATTAACATCTGTAATTAAATCATAATAATGAACTTCCATATTATGAACTATATCTTGAATTTTACCAACATTTAATTGTTCCGCAAACTCCCAAGCATAAGTTCCCTTCACAATAGATTCAAAAGTTAAATAAACCGGAACAAAGGTAGTATAACCATTAATTACTATAGGAACAGTAATTAAACTTTTTTTAGCATTATCCTCATGTAATATGGTGAGTGCTCTAAAATAATCAAAACCAGTAGCAAAAAAAGATACCATATTTAAAAATAACTTCATTGGTTTTGCATCAACTTTACATTTTAAACTATCTAAATATACCCCAAAATTTGCTCCCATATTAAATCTGGATGTATCTAATTCAGCATCCCCATAATTGAAAGCTGTAAAAGGAAAAGTAGCATTTGATAATTGAAATATTTTAGAGTTATCTTGTAAAGCACGATTAGTTATATCAGTTAAAATAAATCTAGACCTTCCAGAATTTGCTGCTTCTTCTTTTGCTTTTTCTATAGGATCTGTTTTAACAGATGTATATACATAAGGTAGTGAAGAATAGAGCATTCCCCAATAATAAACACGTATTGCCTCCATTATAGCAACAATCATTGGAGGATATTTATTTACTTCTAAATCAAACCAACGTTTAGCCATTTATTTAGAACCTTGTGGCCTAACAATCTTTATTTTTTTATTTTTTTTTAATTTATCTTCCTCTGGGGATTGCCATTGTTTCATAGGATTTTCAGGAACTTCACCAACAGAACCAGATGTCAACATTTCATAAACAGGAATATATTTTGAAATTTTTTCCTCTGGTAAAGATTTATAATCTACATTTGTCCATTTCTTTTCAAAAGCCCATTTATATTTTTCTGGAGCTTTTTCTTTAGAACCATACTTATTTCTAAGATACTGAATATATTTAAATTGCTGTTTACTACTTGCGGGCATAGTTATACCTATACATTAGATATACACGTTCTTTTTTTAGGATCAAATATTTTTCCTTTTTCACAAGGTTTATGACACATATCAGCTCTTGCTGAATAATCTTGCCCCCGTAATTCACAAGAATTTTTATCTGTTTCAGTCATCTTACATTCTCTACACGTACATTCTTTTTTATCACAACCCTCACAAATGTTTTCTTCTATACCCCCTTTATATCCTTCACCTTCCATTGGGCCTTGAGGATTTCCACAAGGGCATTCTTCAGACCATTTTTTTCTTACATATTTTTCCATTAAAATTACCTTCAAAATATAAAATATTATTTATTAGTAACCATTTATACCTAGTTACAAGTTTCATTATCTATTTCTTTTTTTTCTTTAATATAAGGTAATATTCTAAATGATTCAGCATTAAAAATAAAAGGCAGTCTAAATTCTGGACCATTATTGTTTTTACAAGCGTGTAACCATAAAATGTCTTCTTCTAATAGCCATTCTTCCATTCTATCAGGAAAATATTGTTTCTTAATCATAAGTGGCCTATATATAGATATAACCATTCGACAACGTTCAAACCAACCAGCACCTCCTTTTATATCTTCACGAACAAAAACTTGATGATCAATTTCTTCTGGTTTTTTAAACCGTATTCCCCCTCTAGCTCTATTTTCATTTGCTTGAACTACTAGAAGTGAATGAACATCATTATTTTTAGTTATATTATGTAATTCAGTTGCTCCCTTTTCAACACCATCACCATATTCACCATTAATCTCTTTTATCATTGAAGCTAAATCCAAAACAATTATTGTATATTCATCATTATTTTTATAAACACCTTCTTTTCTAAAATGTTCTTTTCCTAATCGTATTAGATTATCAACATCCCCTAAAGATAGAGAAGATTCATCAACGTGTAGATAATTTTTTATTTGTGAAAATCCTTGTAATGCTCTTTCAACTTTTGAATTAAATCTATCATCCCTTTTTTCTTTATATAATTCATTTGGAGAAATATTTAATCGCATAGCCATTGTTCTATCCATTTCAGAATCAATAGTCATTTCAGTTCCAAATTTTATAACAGGAATATTCCTACTTATCCAGCTCATTTGCATATTTTGTGACATAGCAGAATTATGTGTTACAGTGCCATCCCCTAAAATATAGAGTTGATCCGTACCTTCTTCTAATGAAATACCAAAATATCTACCCCTATTCTCTTTTTCAATAGTGATTCCTGTTCTTAAAATATTTTTAATTTGTTTTCTTTTTTTTGCTTTCCTTCTTTTAACTTTTGTGGGGATAATATTATTATCCCCGGATATTCTTATTCTCCAATATTCCCCACAAAAATTTAATTTATTTATACTTTTTATTTCTAATTTAGCAACAGCATATAATCCTAGTGATCTCGCTAAATATAATATATCATCTTTTAATTTAATATATTTAGTAATTATTTCAAAAGTATTAGAGGTAAGATAACCATCAGTATCTAAAAGACCGGCTAATACTTGTAATCTAATTTCTTTATTATTATATTTAAATTCTTCTGGAATAAATTTTTTATTATTTAATAAATTATAAAATTTTAAAGCCTCTTTTAAGTAATTTTTATTATTATTTCTAGTAATATTAACAATATTAAATTCTGAACACCTATTTTTTCCTTTATGTTCACTAAATCTCATATCTAATTTTTTTGCATATTCTTCTATATATTGTATTACTTCTATATCCTGTGTTGTAATTCCTGTATCTGAGATGGCCCCATCCCCTAACCATAAACCTAACCAATAAGGATCAATTTTAATCTCTTTTTTTGATAGTTCCCATCCAGAAACTTTATATCCTTTATATTCAGATTTAAAATATTTATTTTTTTGTAAATAATCTTCTACAGAAATTACTAATTTTTCTCCTTGTTTTTTTACACAAATTCTATTTTCTTTATTTAATTTTTTTGTTTTATCGGTATAAATATTTATTGATCTTTCTAAAGCTAATTTATGATGATAAGTAACTACATAATCTTCCCCTTTATTTTGTTTAATTCTATATAAATCATCTACCCCAAACCAACTATTAATTACTTTTCGTGGAGTAGAATCAACTCCCATTAATAAATCTCCAATTTTAATATCTTGTATAAATTTTAATGTCCCATCATACATAAGAATTAAAGTATCTTCTTTTAAACATTTTCCCATCCCGCTCGGAGCAAATAATAAAGTCATTTCTCCAGCATTAGCTTGATTAGGACAGGCATCTTTAATAACTTTATATCCTAAATCCCTTTGTTTTAATCCTTCATCACGCTTTTTTAAAATTTCTCTATAATTATCTGCTAATTGTTCTGTAGTTAATAATCGTGTGGAACCTTTAATTAAAGATATATTTTCTTTAATTTTATTTGCAAGATTATCTAATTTATCTAATTGTACTTCACCTGTAGGGGAAATTTCAACTAATAAATCCTCAAGTATTTCTATATTTAACTTATTACTAATATAATTTTTTTTAATCTTATCAATAACAAAATCAAGATTTTCAAAATCAGTAAATTCATCATATATTTTTTGTAAATATTCTTTAGGTATATCTGCTTTTTGTTTTACATAATGATATAGTTCATCAATTGTAAAATAAAGATTGTCTTTTTTTACCTGTTCAATTGCATAACAAATAATAGATATAGAAGAATTTAATAAAAATTTAAAATCCAAAAGATGAGTATCTTGTGGATTTTTCATTAAGTATGATACAAATTTTTCCTCATTATGAAGATTAATTGCGGAAAAATCAGTTGCCATATGTGGCTCCTAATAGATGGATTTTTTTATATTTTTTTTAATAAAAAAAGAAGTTTCACTATCTTTCTTAGTATACATATCTTTTTCAAGTGGTATATTAAATGAATCAAAATAGATTCTTAATAGTTTTGGTTTTCTCTTACACTGTATAATAAAATCATCTGTTTTTATATCAAGTAAAATAAAATCAACAAGAGTAAAATTTTTTCTAATATTATTTTCAGCTTCTTTTAATTTTAACTTCCAATCGTGTGGATAAGTTACTTCTTTCTTCCATAAATTTTTAAATAAATCATCTATAGATTCAAATCTATTTACAATATCAAATAAAATTTCTTTTGGTAAATAAGGAACAACATTTTCAATATTATCAGAAGTATCCCCGTGAATAGCTTTATACATTTGTACAGCTTTTCCTTTAGAGGGGTCAAAATTATATTCTTTTTTAAAGCTTTCTACTGTATATAATTTATTATAATTCCACCAATCTATATTTTCTTTTAAATTTCGTGCCCAATCTAAATCATTAGAAATAATAATAGCTTTATTTTTTTTGTCTATTGATAGGGACTTTAATAAGGGGTAAGTTAAATCATCAGCTTCTAAAGAAGGAACTTTAAAAATAAAATAATCATCTGAATAATTTTTTAAAATTTCTACAAAAATAGAAAGAATTTCATATATTCCTTTTGGAACTGACTTTTTTAGTCTGTGGCTTTTATAATCTTCATCAATAACTTTACGAATTGTTAATACATTTTCAGGATTATCAAAAAGAAGATATAACTTAGAATCAATATAACCAAAATCTGTCTGAAGTTTTTTTATAGATAATAATGCTTTTCTTATAGCCAAAGAAGATAATTCAGTCTGATTATCACAAACAACATTTTTTACAGAAATAATAAAATTTCTCCACCATACATTTTGTGTATCTATTATAAGATATTTATATTTTGACAAAAATTATTCTCCTGTTTCTGGAAATTCTGATTTTGAAAATTCACCAAACACTTTAAGAAAATTTTTAATATTCCTTATATCTTTTGCAGTAGTATTACCTTCAATAGATTCATTATCATCTTCTGGAGGATTTCTTTCTGATTCTTTTTCAATTTGATAAAAATCCTTTATTGCAGTTACCATACCTAATGTAAAATCATTATCACTTTTATTTAAAGCAGAAAGAAGATAAGTTAGTTTTGTTATATCAACATCTTCATCACTCTCTAATATTTTTTTTATTTTTGTGGACACTAGTTGTTTTAATTTATTTTCAGCAGATGCTTTTTGTATCTGACTATCAATAAAAGATATAAGATTAAGACTACGAATACTTTTAATATTAATTTTATCCTGTTCTGCTAAAGAATTATTTTGTATATTATCGACTAAAACTTCTACTTCATTATTTTCATTACTATTTTTCATTTGCAAACCTTTTTATCACATCCATAAAATCAAATTCTTCATTTAAAATTTTAAAAAATTCCGGTTTTAATTCTTCTTTCATTTTTCTTATTTCTGCTGCTACAGATTTAGATGGTGAATCTTCTAATTCTTCATCTTCAGTTAAATTTAAAAATTCTCTAATATCCGGCCACCGCCACCCTTTTATTTCCCTAAGATAAAAGCAGGATACTATTATTTTTGATCTTTTATAATCTTCAATTGATGGAATTCGTAGTGAAGTTCCATTATAGTAATAAATAAGTTTATCTAATTGTTCTGGATTAAGAAGTTTAGCTAAAATATATAAATCATCTTTTTCTATGTTAAAAGAAAAGACAAGTAAAGATAAAGCTCGTAATAATTTTTCACCAGTATATTCTGAAACTTTAAAATAATTGTTTAAAGTTTCATTCAAAGAATCAGTAATGGTCTTCATATTATATTAGTATTATCAAAAACCACCTATCTATTTATTTCATCTAGTTTTAATAATTCTTTTCGTATAATATCAAGTGTTTTTAAATATACTTCTTTATATTTTCTTCCATAAATTTTATATTGAACTAATTTACCATTACCATCATACTTATCTTCTTGAAATAATTTTTCAGCAAAACGTTCCCCATATAATATATTATGATGAAAAGCAAGGAGTCTAACTACATCTTCTTTCTCTGTTTTACAAAAATCAGATATTCCAAATAAGATATTAATAATATACTTAACTAAGTATTTTTTATTTTCATTTTCTTCAATAATTTCATATTCTTTTGACGAGTATTTATCAATATGGTAAAAATTACTATCACTATGACTGTCGTCAAAATCCCAATTTAGGGATAAATCTTCTTGTAATTTATTATACTTATTAAATAATGCTTGTTTAATTTTATCTATTAAAGCCCCGGCAAATGAAGCATAGACCTTATAATCTTCGTGATTATAGTATTCCTCTACTAAAAAAGAAACTGAACAATAAGAATAACTTTCTAAATCACCCTCATTAACAATATAAGGACTATAAAATTTTTTTATAAGACTTTGAGAATAATTTATTAGAATTTCAGACATTTGATCAAGATAGAACATATCCCGATTATGATAAAAATACTTATCCTGTAAAACCATTAACTTACGCTCTGTTTCTGGTTTTAAACAATAAGATTCCTTACACATAGGACATTTACTCTTTTTCTTATCCCATTCTACTCTTTTTTCCTTATTTGTTATTTTAAATTGATACCCGCATTTTCTACAGGTATTATATCTTCCACGATTTTCTAATTTAATATATTTTGTCAATAATTTCTTCCTTAAAAATAATATATATAAAATATACTATTTTTTATATAAAAAGTCAAAAAAATCAATATATTTTTTTAAATACATAATTTATTTTATATAAGATAATATATGTGAAATAATATCTACTGTCCAACCATTACCTAACATTTTATATCTAGCATTATCACTAATTCCTGAAGTATAATTATCTGGAACAGTTTGTAGTCTTTCACATTCTAATGGGGTTAATCTTCTCCAAGTATCCTTTTCATTTTCTATTTTAATATCATTACTTGTACAAGAAGTTGGAGATTTTCCATATATAGAATATATCCTATTATTCATTTCAAATTTACTATCATTATCAACTTTTCCTATTTGTAAACATTTATCTCTAGATAAAATATTTTTTTTCATACAAGCTACTACTAGTGTAGAAGATTTATTATTAATATCTAATAAATTATAGGTGTATTCATTTTGACCAAATGTCTCTTTATATTTTATCATATTTTTTATTTGATTTTTAGAATAATTATATTTTATATCAACCTCTTTTTCTAAAATATCTTTCAATACTATTTTTTTATTTTTAGGTTGCTTAATGTCTTTTATATTTGTCCAATATAATCTTTCCCTATTTTGTGCAGAAACTAAAGAAGAATTTATTAATATTGGTTCTAATTTATTTTTTCCAAATAATATTTTTCTTTTTATACATTCTGGATATATTTCCCATAATTTTTCAGAAATAATATTTTCATATTCTTTTTTCATTCTAACATTTTCAAGTAAAAAATAACTTGGCTTATAATGTTTTAAAATATCAACAAATGTAAAAAATAATTTACTTCTAGGATCATTAAAATTTAGTTGTTTCCCCGCGAAGGAAAACCCCTGGCAAGGACTCCCTGCTAATATCAAATCAGGCTTTTCTATAGTCCAATCTTTCCAATTATTTATATCTCCTAATTGAATAGTATTAGGATAATTTTTTTGTGTAATTGTAATAGGAGCTTTTTCTATTTCAGAAGCATAATATTTTTTAACTTTTATACCTATTCGTTCTAAAGCAATCTGACCACAAGATAATCCATCAAAAAGAGATAATACTATCAAATTTATTTAAACCCCCACACATCACTAATAATATCTTCTGCCACTATTGGTACATCATCTAATTTAAAATTCTGTAAATGAAATAAACATAATTTTTTAACTTCTTCTAATTCAGGTATATAAATTTTCAATACTACAGAATCGTGTACCATAATTATTAATTTAGATTTCATTCCTCTTTCTTTCAATTCTTTATGAATACTAAACATTGCCTTATGCATCATTAAGGCTTCCATAGAAAGAATTTCTGTATTAGTACAAATATTTTGATTATGATT